CCCGCCGCAAGTCTATTAAGGCTGGCGACGCGAAGGGCGTTGCAGAGGGTACGGCAAACGACGACGAAGAGAACGAATTTGATCTTCTGTCCCTTGAAGGTATTGAGATCAAGAAACACGCTGTTCTGTCCCGCAAGATGAAGTTTAAGTCTATCGACGCGTTCGAAGCTTGGCTGGTGAATGAGCTTGCGGAGCGTATCGCCGTAGCGAAGAACCGCGTTATCCGCAATCGTCTTGACGGCGTTGCGCCCGACGGCGGTTCTGCTATCGCGGGCGCGGGCATTGCCACCGCCAACATTCTGACCGGACAGAAGTACACAGACGCGGCTATTCGCGGAATGTTTGCACTGCTGAAAGGCAAGGGCGAACGCGTTATTTACGCGAATAACAAGACCATTTGGAACAACCTTGCGGGCATTGAGGACGGCAACAAAAACAAGTTGTTTGTTCCTAACAGTATGGTTGATCCTATTACTGCGGGGCGCATTTACGGCGCTTCCGTGAAGGTTGATAACGAAATCGCGGACAACGTTATTTACATTGGCACAAAGGGACAGGTTATCGCGAACGATTACGATGAGCTGGAAATCTTCTCCGCAATCGAGCCTAAAACCGCGAACGAGGTAAAGACCGCGTACAGCTTGTTTGACGCTGGCTTGAAAAATCCCGAAAGTTTCGTGAAGGCGACATTCGTCACTGCTTAATAGCGGGAGGGCTGACAAATGCTTGACAAGGTAAAGCTGGCGTTGCGGTTGAGCGGGACAGCGCTTGACGGCGAAGTTTCCGATCTCATAAACGCGGCGATTGCCGATCTTCGCCTTGTCGGTATCAACATTCCGGCGGAAGCGGGATCGTCCAGCAAAACGCTGGGCGATCCCCTTCTTGATCGGGCGGTTGTGCTTTATGCAAAGGCGGAATTCGGCTTCAATGACGACGCGGAGCGCTACCGCAACGCATACGACTATTTGAAATGCGCGCTATCGCTGACGGCTGATTATATCGAAAGAGAGGTGGCGGCGAAATGAGATGGGGCGAACAAATAACCTTGATCGCGCTATCCGATCCTTCGCCGTCAACGAACGAACACGGCTTCCCCGCCGCCCGCATTGAAACCGCGACAACGGTTTTTGCTGACAAGAAATCCGTGGGCTTTTCGGAGTTCTACAAAGCGCAACAGGCGGGATATACAACGGAATTGAAGTTTGACGTTCATTCTTTCGAGTATGAGGAACAGCAGATCGTGGAATATCCCGTTTCAAGCGGGAAACGGTATCGCGTCCTTCGGACGTACACGCACGGGAACGGAGAATTTACGGAATTAACGCTGGTTAATCTTCCGGAAGCGGAAGGGAGCGGCGCAGATGGCTAAATTCACCGTAACAGGGCTTGACGACGTACAAGAAGCAATGCTTCGGAGGGACAAAGCGACAATGGAAGCCGTGCCGGAAATGCTGAAAGCTGGCGGCGAGGTTATCAAGAACGCGTTTCAAGCGGAAACAAAGAAGTTAAACAGTACAGGCAGAGGAACGGGCGATTTAACCGCGTCGATCAAGGTATCCGCAGTAAAAGAGCGCAACGGCGGAAAATACGTCGATATTGCGCCGACGGGAAAAGATCGGCACGGGGTACGCAACGCCGAAAAAGGCTTCGTGCTGAATTACGGGCGTTCAAATATGCCCGCGCGACCGTGGTTCACGGCGGCGAACGAAAAAGCGGCGGACGAAGCAACGGCAGAAATGCGCCGCGTTTGGGAGGAAAAGCAAAATGAACGTTGACAGCACTTTGAAAGCGTTGCTTGACAAGCTGGGCGTTCCCGTCGCCCGTTTGAAATATAACGGGCGGGCGGCTTGCTTTATCACCTATCAGCTTGTCGTGGGACGCGACACGCTCTTTTCCGATGATGAAGAGGGCGCACAGGAATACACGTATCAAATTAACATCTATTCAAAAACGGATTACTTCGCACTTCTCCAGCGCTTAAAAACAGCGCTGAAAGCGGCGGGGTTCTACGGAATAACCATCAACGCGGAAGTGTATGAGCAGGACACGGGCTATTATCACGTCCCCGTTGAAATCAAGTACATGGAGGTATGACAAATGGCAACAATCGGATTGCGCGATCTTTACCGCGCGCCCATTACGATCGGAACGTCCGGCGCGGAGGAATACGGAACGCCCGTGCGAATGGCGAAGGCAATTTCGGCGGAGCTTTCCGTGGAAGTAGCCGAAGCGATCCTTTACGCCGACGACGGAGCGGACGAAGTTGTAAAAGAGTTCGTTTCCGGCGAAATCACGCTGAACGTAAACGATCTTCTTCCGGCTGACCTTGCCGCACTGCTTGGGCAGAAGCAGGACGCGGACAAGGTTGTTTATGGCGCAGACACAGACGAAGCGCCGTATTTCGCAATCGGCTTCCGCGCGAAGAAAGCGGGCGGAACGTACAAGTACATTTGGCTTTACAAAGTCAAGTTTGCCGTTCCGGACGAAAACTACACCACGAAGGGCGACAGTATCGAATTTACAACGCCGGAGATCGTCGGGCAGTTCATCAAGCGTTCCGACGGCTTGTGGAAGGCTGAACACGTCGCAGAGCCTACGAACAGCGTGGCGGCGGCTTGGTTTACTACCGTTCGCGAACCGAATAACGCGGGCGGCTGATCGAAATTGAAAGGAGGAACGGCGGGGAGCTTGAAAAGGCTTCCCGCCTTATTCTGTTATGAGTGCAATTAAAGACGGACGCTTCCCGATCGTACTGGACAAGGAAAGACACCTTCTTTTCAGTTTGAACGCGATCGACGAAATGCAGGATAAATTCGGCGGCTTTGATCGCCTTGATACCGTGCTTTCCGGAAAGGACAGCATTAAAAATCTTCGCTGGCTTTTGACCGTGCTTTTGAACGAGGGTGCAGAGGACGACGAAGAACCGCTTACCGAAAAACAGGTGGGCAAGCTCATTCATACGGGCAATTTTGCCGAAGTGAAAACGGCTATCTTCAAGGCGTTTTCTATGGGCAACAACGGAACACCCGAACCGCCCGAACAGGACGGCGAGGACGACGAAGAGGACATCGAAAAAAACATGACGGCGGGCAAGGAATAATCGACCTTGCCCGCCTTCTTTATATCGGCGTAACGCTTCTTCGGTGGAGCGAAGCCGAAGTATGGCGCATGACACCGTATAAAATTTTGACGCTTTTCAAAATTCATCGTGAATTCAATCCGGATCGCTTCAAGCCAGTTCCGAAAGAAGTTGATATTGACGACGTGTTAGGGGGGATATAAATGGCGAAAGAAGAGCAGATCAAAACATCAATCGACCTTACAGGCGAAAAAGAGTATCGCGCCGCTTGCAATAGCATAAATTCTTCCCTTCGCGAAATCAATTCCGAAATGAAGCTGGCGACGGCGGAGTTTGCGGACAACGCTTCCGGCGCGGAAGCGCTGACGAAAAAACAGGAGATTTTGCAAAAACAGCTTACGGAACAGGCAAAGAAAGCGGAAGCGGCGGAAGAAGCATTGAAGAAAATGCGGGAAGCGGGCATTGATCCGACCGATCCCGCCTATCAGAAAATGCAAACGAACCTTAACAACACAAAGGCGGAGATGGCGAAAACCGAAAAGCAGATCAAAAGCACTTCGGAAGAATTGAAAAGTTCCAAAGTGAATTGGGAAGCCGTCGGGGAAACCGTCGGGAAAGTCGGAAAAGCATTCGGCGCGGCGCTTGCCGCGTTAGGTGCGGCGGCTGTGGGCGCGGCTTCCGCTCTTGCAGGGCTGACGGTATCCGCTTCTAACTATGCCGACGACCTTATAACGCAAGCGACATTCACGCGGCAGACGACGGACGATCTTCAAAAGTACGCCTACGCCGCCCGCTTTATCGACGTAGAAGTAAACACGCTTACAAAGTCGATGGCAAAAAACATAAAGTCAATGGACAGCGCCCGCAAGGGTTCGGCGGAGTATGCTGACGCATACAAGAAGCTGGGCGTTTCCGTGACAGACGCGAACGGAGAGCTTCGCAACAGCAACGACGTTTATTGGGATTGTATCGACGCGCTGGGTTCTATTCAGAACGAAACGGAGCGGGACGCGCTTGCAATGCAGTTGTTCGGCAAATCCGCGCAGGAATTGAACAGCGTTATTGAAGCGGGTTCGGAAGCGTTCAAGGAATTAGGCGACGAAGCGGAACAAATGGGCTTCATTCTATCGGAGGACGCAGTAAACAGGCTGGGGGCTTTCAACGATAAATTACAAGTGCTTCAAGCCGGAGCGGAAGGGCTGAAAAACGCAGCTTCTTTGATCGCTCTTCCTTTTCTTGACACGCTGGCGGGCGAAGGTATCCCGATTATGACGAAGTTTTCAAAAGCCGTCATGGACGCGGAAGGCGACGTAACGAAGATGGCGGACGCGCTGGGCGAAGGGATTTCCGACGTTCTCAATCTGATTGTTGAGAAATTGCCGGAGTTTATCGACATGGGCGTTCAAATGGTAACGTCTTTGATTTCCGGCATTGTATCGAACGCGCCGACGATTGCTTCGGCGGCGGTGCAGATTGTTGAAACGCTGGTTGAAGGCATTGCGGAGCTTTTGCCGCTTCTTATTGAGGGCGCGGCGCAGTTGATCGCGGGGCTTGCGACCGGATTAGCGAAATCGCTTCCGAAACTTGTTCCGACGATCGTTGACGTTGTATTGAAGATCGTTCAAACGCTGATCGACAATATCCCGTTGCTGATTGACGCGGCGTTACAGCTTATCACGGGGCTGGCGCAAGGGATTATAAACGCGATCCCCGTTATAGTAGCGGCGCTTCCGCAGGTAATAACCAGCTTGATCGACGGCTTGCTTTCCGCGATCCCGCAGATCATTCAAGCGGGTATCGACCTTCTGACGGCGCTTGTTGCCGCGCTTCCGGAGATTATAGCCGCAATCGTAGAAGCGATCCCGCAGATCATAGACGGGATTATAACGGCACTTACGGAGAATATACCGCTTATCATTCAAGCGGGAATTGATCTTCTTGTCGCGCTCATACAGGCGTTGCCGGAAATCATTGTGACGATCGTTCAAGCAATCCCGCAGATAATCAGCAGTATTGTAAACGCGCTGATCGGCAACATCGACCAAATCATTATGGCGGGCGTTCAGCTTTTCGTGGCGCTCATTCAGAATTTGCCGACGATCATAGTTGAAATCGTGAAGGCAGTTCCGCAGATTGTTTCCGGCATTGTGCAAGCGTTCGCGTCGCTGGGCGGGGAGCTTGTAAACGCGGGTGCAAACCTTCTTCACGGCTTGTGGGAAGGTATCAGCGGCGCGGCTTCGTGGTTGTGGGAAAAGGTATCCGGCTGGGCTTCGTCCCTTGTTTCGGGTATCAAGGACTTCTTCGGCATTCATTCCCCGTCAACGGTATTCGCTGAAATCGGCGGAAACATGGCGGACGGCGTGGGCGTAGGCTTCACCGACAACATGGGCGGCGTTGAAGGCGATATGACCGCCGCAATGGGCGGAGCGGGCGCGCTGACGGCGGCGGAAGCAGTAAACGCCGTGAACAACGGCATTATTGCGAACATTGAAGGCTTGTCCGGAGCGGTGAACGCGATCGTCGAGCGGGTTATTACCGGATTGACGGCGCAAGCACAACGCTTCAATCAAGCCGGACAGGACTTCGACAAGAACATAGCTTCCGGAATGGTAACGGCGATCGTGCAGATTACGCAGAAAATCCCGCAGATCGTACAAAGCATTATTACCGCATTCACGGCGCAACATCAAAAGTTCGTAACCGAAGGAACAAACATCGACAAGAGCATAGCGCAAGGCATGATCGCGGGTATCCCGCAGATCACGGGCAAGGTTGCACAAATCATTCAGCCCATTATTACCGCGCTTCGCTCTTACGTATCGCAGTTCACGGAAGCGGGCGAAGAGATGGTGCGCGGCATTTGGCAGGGCTTTCAAAATATGTCCGGCTGGCTTGAAAGCCGCGTCCGCTCTATGATGAGGGATATTGTGGCGGCGGTTGAAGAGGAAATGGACATCAATTCCCCGTCGAAGGTTTTTGCCCGTATCGGTTCGTACATGGCGCAGGGCTTGGGCGAAGGCTTCGCCCGCGAAATGCGCGACGTTGAAAGTTCGATCCGGCGCGAAACGTCGAACGCCGTTCTGGAATTCCGTTCCGGAGAGGG